GATGTAGCTTTGTCAGAACTTCAAACTTCTCTGGAACTACCCAGTATGCTTCGATTACTACAATGTCTGGTTTGTATCTAGTAACTTCTCTATCAATACCGTTGTTGTCTTCTACGTGTACGATTTCTGCTTCGAACATGTCTGGATGATCATTTAGCATGTCAACCATGAATCGTGCGCTGTTAAACAAACCGCTTTCTAACATCCCTGTACTGCAGTACCCACCTTCATCTGTGTAGGCATTTTCTCTATACTTCAAAATAAACTGAATCTTCTTTCTCACAACCTCTCCTTTATCTGTTTGGCTCTTTCTGAAAAGTGAACCGAGCCAACTTAAAAATTTAGTAAACATAAATTATCCCATTTGAACGCCACCTGATGTGACATTAACGAAGTGACCGTTAAACGTTGTTTTTGCGCCATCACTGCTAAGATTGACTTCGGCACCACTACTATGTTTTAGGTCAATGACGCTACCGTTAACTGTAACAGTTTGTTGCCCTTCGTAATCAAGTTTGATTTGAGAACCATCCCAAGTGGCGATGTGGTTCCCACCAAAGTCAACCGTAACCTTAGTGCCGTCTTGGTATATCTTTGTCTGTCCTACTACTTGAGTTACTGCTCCTGATACTCCATCCACAATTCGATACATTGAACCGGCTGGAACTTCTTCCCTGAAAATGATTGAAGAACTTGCAGGAGGAGCACCTGCATTTTGATAACCAGTCTTTACAGCCTGAGCTAAAGCAACATCACCGTAGTACAGGTTGTATCCGTAGTTCTCTATCTTTGCTGCATCAGATGTTGCTGCGTATCCTGTGTATCGATATACTCGACCTTTGATATTCTTAACGATGTCAGAACTCACATCAGTAAAGTGTTCAAAGTTACGAGAAACAATGCGTACAACATCGTCCCACTTAGAGATAAAGATCTCAGCCAATCGTGAACTTCTCATTAATAGAGAGCCCCCTCTAAGTACCGCTAGTATACCACCTCCGCTAGAGGCAATGACACGATCTCCTACAGATAAATCTCCAGCTTTGTTAACGTCGTTAATAGCATTTACACCTTCTGGACTGAAATTACCCGTGTCTACTGCTAAAGTGCCAGTATCGATATTGATAGGAAACGCACTATCAGAGGTTTGTGTACGAGGTAGGAATAGAATAATTAATGGATATCCAAGACCATGCATGACAACAACCCTATCCCCCATCACAGGCGTTACTCTGTCACCAGCACGACTCGATCCACCTGACGGTTGACCCCATTGAACCTGGTCTAGGTTCTGTCCACGAAGAGTTTTTACCTTACAGAAGGAACGAATTGGATCGACTTCTGTTACAGTACCTTCATCAAAAGTGTTGTCAATTTTAGACGGATTGTTAAGCATCATTTATACCTCAATTTGGTATAAGTATTATAGAATAAGTCTTTCACCTCAAGGAGGTATTTTGAAAGTTCAACCTATTTCAGATTTGCATCTAGATTGTCTGGAAGGTAAGCAGTGGGAAGGTGTACTGCATTCCATTATCAATCCAGAAGCAGACGTAATAGTGTTCGCAGGAGACATGTGTGAATGGCGCAACATAGGCCTTCTCAAGCGAGCACTGGCCGATGTGTACAAACGTATCCTTTATGTGCCAGGTAACCATGAATACTGGGGCTCAGAGGATTGTAGAGGTCTCGTTAAGGACCTGAAGACAGTGTTTTCAGGGATGCCTAACGTCGCTGTTCTCAATGAGGATTATCGTCAAATTGATGACGTCCTCTTTATCGGCGGAACTCTCTGGACGAATCTGTGGAATCCAATCAATGCAGATATCGTCAAGCACTTCATGGCAGACTTCAGACATTGTCCGAGTCTTACGACTGACTTCACTAACCAGAAGCATGAGTTCATGGTTGGATTCATTGAAGAGTGCTTGAAGTCAGAAAATTTCAAGGATCACAAGAAAGTCGTTATTACTCATCATGGCCCTTCGTTCCGGGCAGTAGCAAAGCAGTACCAGTACAGCAGTGCCAACTGTGGCTATTTCAGCGCGTTGGATCATATCCTCGAATCTGAAAAATCTCCTGATGTCTGGATTCACGGTCACAGCCATGTTGCTATGGATGAAAAGATCGGCAACACCAGAGTCATCAGGAATCCGTTCGGGTATCAAGGGTACGGAGAGAAGGAAACTGGGTTCAACAAGGAATTCATGATTGATACCTCGTTGATAACCAGAGAAGTTACAGAAGCAGACATTTGCAGTATGCTTGAAGAGTTCGAAGCAAAGTTCCAATAACCCGTTTCATATAAGGCTAAATCATGCGTGAAGATCAAGTTAAGTCGATGTTCCTGCTGGCAGGGTTTAATGTCAAGAAAACGACCCAGATAGAAAACGAATACTGGCCCAAAGCGTATGTCGAGCTTATTGCAGGGTCGCCGTGGTGGCTGGTGGACACGCAGTATGGCACGATCAAGATTGGCTGGCGCAAACGCGTCATCGCAATCGACTGGCAAGAGACCGGATATGTCTCTGAGCAGAACGGTGAACACACGTACGACAGTATTACCGATGATGCTGTGACTCGTGGTCCGTGTGATGTTCATGCATACAGTATCCCCAAGGCTGTCGAGTATCTGACTGCACTTCGGCGTAACATGGACTTCGAACAGGCAAAGAAAGAAAAGATACGAGTGTCGCAGGGCACCGTAGCTAAGGTAAGTGCAGGCGCTGGATCGTTCATGTAAGGGAGCAACAAAAAACCCGGCATTGCACCGGGTTTGAACTTCTTGGTAGAAAGGAGCGAAACAACCAAGATCTTGTAGAAACTTGTATTTGTTCTTAAAGTGGGACGGGGAATCCCTCGTTTCGCAAGTGTAAACTAATTTTAACACAGACTGATTTAAGGAATCAAGACATGGCAAGTCAAATTCGTTTCCTGGAAAAAACTGAGAACCAGAATCTGAGCGTCAATGAAATGGTTCTCAGGAAGTTTGTTGGGGCAATGCACACGCTAGAAGGTCGTAAGAACCTTCATCAAGTTTACAACGATAAGGATTCGTTGTTGAACTATCGCCTTGCATACACAGCTGCAATGACCCTCTTCACGGTCTGCAACGAAGTGCTGGGCATGAGCATGGGGGTGTACTTGAAACTTCTCAGTGCCCATTTCGAATTCATTCATACTCCGGTTTTGGAGTGGTAAGGTAGAAGAAGGCCCAGGTAACACTGGGTCTTTTTTAGCATCTGGAAGGACTATTTGGTATAAGTATATTGTAGTTAAAAACCAGATTACGCTTACGGGGGCGACCAAAATGTCTAATAGATATATTCGCACAAGATACGGGACCAATGGAAAGTCCGTGCTGATATCATTCGAGATTCCAGGAGTTCGATTGGAGTTACTGCAAGTGGAAGGGCAACCTACTGAAGCATTCGGCGTGATGAAAGGTCACTGCTTGGAAAATATTATAACGGGGGCGAAAAAGGGAATAGAAATAGAAATCCAGCGGATAGCGTGCACATCAGATAGAGATAAGAGAGTAAAAGACTTAGAGGCAGCACTTGTCTGTATCGACGAGGCCATTGCAAGAGACGAACACCGACTGGCACGTAAGTTCCCAGTACGAGGCGCAATAGCCTGAGAGAGACCCGTGGTAGGGTGAGTAGTACTTAAGCCCAGATATCATCGGGCTCTTTTTCAATTTTCGAATGTTGAAACTGGTATAAGAAAATTAGTAATAACAATGATTTTAAAACCTATTCAGGAGTAAGACCGTGCACGAATTCTGCCTGTTCAGTTTCTACGGTTTCATCGCTGTGTCATTCTTCTCCATCATCTTGAACATATTTGCTCAGATGAAATACAGAAAAGTATTTGAGCTGGTGGAAGATTTGCCGAACATCAGTCTCAAGGAAATGTTCAACGGTAACATTCCGTTCTACATGACCAGGTGGTTCACGATACTGATTCAAGTCCCGTATCTGATCATTCTGTGGTTGATTGCACGTGAAGTGCAACCTGATCCTATTTGGATGACAGCGTTCCTTATGGGACTGTTGGGGAATTACTACATCGTCTTCAGAAAGACCTCTAAGGTCTGGAAGCACATGTAAAGAAGAAAGGCCCCGATTTCTCAGGGCCTTTTTTTATCCGTTGAAGCTTACTGGAACTGGTCGGTCGAATTGAATCGAGACGTTTTCAGCAATTACAGGCTGTGCGCTTGCAACTGCGAAACTGTAGTTTTGGAACATACAGTATTCGAGGTACAGACCGGCAAGAGCTTGGCCGAAACCATCTGAACCACCGCCACGAGTCTTGAATACCATCAGAAGACCAAACGGTACTGCGAACGTTTCTGAGTCAAGGTTCATCTGAATGTAGGTGTTAGGAGAATCAGCACCTGGAGCACCGAAACCACCGTTGTTCATTGCTGGGCGATAAGCTTGCTGTGAAAGAGCAAACAGAACGTTGCCTTGGTCAGCGAGGAACTTGCTAAGTGAAATAGCATGTTGTGTCTTACCACGTGTGAAGAATGAACGATTTGAACCTACTTCGAATAGACGTGCTAGACCTGCGTCTGCGCTCATCTGAATGTTATCGGTTAGACCGATAGGCACTAGATCACCAACGCCACCTGAGAGGCCTGTGAAACGTGCTGGACCAGCGAATAACGCTGTGGTGTCCGGTGAAGCTGAAAATTGTGAGAACCGCTCATAGCCGTCCTGGTTAAGCTTCGAGATGTACTCGTTCTTCCAGTCCCAGCCGAGTCCAAACCCAGCTTCCTGGACGGTGGTTAGGCGGTCATTGGTAGCATCGGCTGCCATATAGTATCTATCCTTAAAAATGAATTCTTTGGTACAAGAAGATTGAGACAACCTGTACCCTACGGTTGTATTTTAATTGGAAGTTAGAGAAGGACATGTATATAAAAAATGAAGTTTGAAGTAGAAAATAACGAAAAAAATTTGGCAGGAATCTACTCTATAACTTGCTTGGCGAATGGTAGACAATACGTTGGATCAACGACTAAGTTTTGCAGAAGACACAAGGATCACTTAAGAGCTTTAGCTTCTAAAACTCACGGAAATAGACACCTCCAGTTTTCCTTCGACAAATACGGGCCCGAAAGTTTTGTATTTAAAGTAGTGGAATTAGTTGTAGACAGAATCGATTTACTAAGCAGAGAACAGATACACTTAAATAAACTATCTAGGGAAGATTTCAATATAACAAGAACAGCTGGATCAGTTGATATGACTGAAGAGACTGTTTCTAAAATGAAGAATGCTTATTATGCAAATGAGAAAGATAGACTTTTGCAATTAAAAACGTTGCACGATAAAACTAGGGGTAAAACCCAATCTAATGAAGAACGTCTTCAGTCAGAGATTTCCGGGTTCAAGGCGGCGTTGATTCACAGAAAAATATCTGATAGAGATGTACTAGCTTTCATACATTTGCTTATTTCAAATCCATCATACAAAGCATCAGATTTTGCTAAAAAATTGGGTGTTGATAAAAGTACTATTTGTAATATATTCAAACGTCTAAGTTCTAAAGGTAATAATTTTCTGCCAATTTTTACCCCCATACTTGACAAGATCGGATACATAAAAAGCGGAGCTAATAGCTATTTAGACATACGTAAGTTGGTAGAAAATAACGTATTGAATTTAGATGTCGAATTTGTACCGGGTAGAGATAATCTGATAGTCGATCCTATTGAGTTACACTCTTTTGTAAAAAGATAGATACAAACAAAAAAGCCCAGATTTCTCCGGGCTTTTTTTAGTTTTCTGAACTCATTAGATAATGAGGAACAGATTGATATAATTAAGAGGGTACACAACACTGATGTTCAGATTAATAATGACCTGATCCTTGTTGTTCGGATCTTGAGCCAGGCTAGAAATTTTGTAACTAAGCAGCGGTGCACCGATCTTCGGTAGTTTTTGACCCTTAACCAACTCTGAAGCAGAGATGATTGTTTGACGCAGAGTATTAAGACTATCTGGAGTAACGTTCCACTTACCGATAAAGGAAGCTAGCTGATCATGGTAGAACATGCTGAGCCAGTCCCAGTTCTTAACGACTAGAAGTTCACGGAACTCAAGTACTGACATATCTGTCGTTAGTTCATGGCGAACGAAAGGAATTGAACCTTGCGTTTCTTGTACGAACAACAGCGTACCTGCAGCAGCCATCGTGTTCATTTGAGCACGTGTGAAATAGAAGTTTGAGAACTTCAGATCTGCAACGCCTGCAACACCAACGTTGGTGAAACCTTGTTGTACTGGGAAACCAGCAACCATGCCACCAAGAGCAGCACACAGGTAGTAGCCAGGCAGATACTTAACAACGCCATCTACGGTAATACCAACTGTATCCGGCTGAACGTGGATCACACGCTTGTCGGTGAAGGTTGTGCTAGCAGCAGCTACAGCAGTTGCCTTTTGAGCCTTGCTCAGCGTACGACCAACGTAGTAACTAACAGCAGTTGCAGTACCAGTAGCAGCTACAACTACTTGTTGGTTATTCAGTACTTGTTGTACTTGTAGTGAACCAACTTGAGTAGGAGTGCCAGTAGCAGCAGTAACAATAACTGAGTCACCAGGAACAACGCCGTCTGACATGAATGTAGCATTTGAGGCTGTCAGTACGTAGTTACCGTTGATAACAGTAATAGTGTTGTTTCCACCGTTTGCGTTAACGAAGCCGCTTGAGTACGGACCAATGTTTTGGCTCGTAGGAATTGCTGTGTTAACCAAAGCGATACGCCATGCAGCTTCTTGCGGAGTTGACATTTGGTCAACGTGAGCTTGGAATGCTGAAAGAATATCTACTTCTTGTGTAAGCGGAACTAGTGCGTAAAGACGATGGCCTTCAGCAAGTTCAAGAGCGGTTTCATAACCAATAAGGTCGTCGCTCGGTACTGCGATTACATTGATCTGAGTCGTAGTATTTGCCATGCAAATTACTGAAGCCAGGCCAAGCGGGTTTTGATCAGAAGTATCACCAAGGATACCTTCGATGTCACCAGTTGTCGTCAGAACTTGGATAGCGCCTGAAAGATCTGTACGAAGAGCACGGTAAGCAAAGTGAACTTCACCGCTAACAACACGACCGTAAATTACGAACGGATTAGGTTCGATTGAGATCTGGCCAGTTGTAGGAGCGTTTGAAGCATCGTAGTTTGATGTACTTGTGCTTGGGTTTACAGCAGGAAGAAGCTGGTTGTTATAAATCTTGCGAGTCTTAACAGTGAACAGAGCCTTCTTGATTACTACTGCGCCTGCGCCAACTGCTGTACCTACAGCGGGGCTGATGGTAAGAACGTTGGTAGCTACGTTTGATACGTTTGCAACTAGGTCTGCACCGTTAGCACCTGCGCCACGGATAAGGATCGTATCACCGATTGCGATACCAGTTGCGCTTGCTACTGTGACGCTTGTTGCGCCTTGAGTAAGAGCACCAGGAACAGTTGTTTGAACGCTAAGGTCAGCCGGTAGAACGTCTGTAGTGTTCAGGGTAATCAGAGTTGAAGTCGGATTAACAACAGCGGTTACGGTCGTGCTGAATACCTTCGCTACTGAACTTGTGTTCGTGTAAGCGATATCGATAGCATCACCTGGTTCAACTAGAAGAGTTGAAGTTGTTTGGTTAACGTTTGAAAGCGTAGCCTTAGTGATTGCTGCACCAGTTGTAGCAGTACCAGCTTGGGCTGAGATTGTGAACGTTGTACCTGAAATGTTGCTGATCGTAGCAACTAGAGCAGCACCTGCTGCGCCTGCACCAGCGATAGAGATAACATCGCCAACTACGAAACGAGTAGCGTTAGTAACTGCGGTTACGCTTGCTGAGCCAGCTGAAGTTGTACCTGTGCCGGTAGGTGTAGAGATATCAAGTTGGTTTGCGCCTGAATATCCCAGGAAGCCACTTACAAGGGTTTCGATCTTTGCGTTGTTCAGATATACCTGAACTGAGTCTGGCTCAACTACTTGGCCAGGTTGAGTTGAAGGAAGACCAAAGGTATTTACAACACCTGAGTTGCTGATAACAGCAGTCTTCGTTACTGTTACGTTGCTTACAGTTGTACCTGCAGCAGTATCTGTCGTGGCAGTAAGGCCAGACACTGAAAGTACAGTTGCGCTAAGTGTACTACCTGTTGTGGAAGCACCAGGGATAAGTAGAACGTCACCAATAGCGAAAGGAACAGGAGTAGTAAAAGTAACTACTGCTGAACCAAGGGTCATGCTACCGATTGCGTTTACTGCTGGAACTGCTGCAGTTTGGATAAGGGATGCATTTGAACCTGCTACGTAGCTCACTACGTTGTATGCGGGTCCAATTAGGCATACTTCCAGATCAGGAGTAACGTTAGCAACGCCGCCAGAGCTTTGGAGCTGTTGATAAACTAGTACTGATGGAACGACATATGACATATTTATTTCCTAAAAGGATTTTTTGATACTCGCAGTCACTTGACTACGAGCCGAATTCTTGACACATTATGCTGATATTTTAGCAGAATTATTCAGGCTGAAGATTCAAAATGAAGTTCTTGATCTTGATACTGTCGTTCTTAACTGACCAGCGTTCTTCACGCATCCAAGGCACTGCAATTGTAACTCTGAATTTCTCTTTGCCTTCTGAACTTCCATCGAGGTCACAATTACTAACCGTCATCGGAGAAGCGAAGTCTTTGAAGCCTTGGGTACTACACAGATAAGGTCGTGTCCACAGCAAGAAGTGCTGCACCATATCCGTAATAATTTCACAACTACCAAGCTGAGTTGCTTCAATTATGATTTCAGCTTGACCGCTATAGAGAATGAAGTTCTCAATATCGTGTAAGCCCATAGTTTGATTCATCGTCTTTGCAGAAGACATATTATCGGTAAGCGAGAACTTACCAACATTATATGCACCACGATCAACCAATACTCGGGGACGTTCATTAAATGGAATCTTATGAAGGTTATTCATATAGTCCAGTTCAATCGTCCTCTTCTTTTCGTCTGCGTCCCAGAAGAACGTTGACTGTTCTGTGTACTGGGAGAAGTAGTAGCGAAGAGGTTGCAGGATCAATTCGCTTAAGTTAACTGGGCTAAAAATCATGGTAAGTACGAATCCAAGTATTGTGACGGAAAGTCTGGAAGATCTCTTGTCACTAGTTGGAATTCAACCGCTCCCTTACTTAGCTGAGTAAGAGTCAGCATTTGTCTCACAACATTGCCCTGTAACTCTGTAGTAGCGATTCTAGTAACTTCATATCCGCTCCAGTCTCCGCTACGAATTATAACATCACCAAGACGAATATCTGGCATGGAAATTGTCCACGCTCCAATTACATTCTCTTCGTCTTGTCCAAGGTAGTTTTTGGTAAGGTTGTTTGGGGTTGGATCGTACTGCAAGAAGATCTTTGCAGGAGTGAAGTATCCGCCTTCAAAACTAGTACCGATGCAATTAGGGCAATTATCGCGGGTCGTATGTTCATGCACAGGATCCCAGCAAGTCGTACAACGTTTACCATAGTTTTTGCGCCTAAATAGATAAGAACTAATTCCACCGAACCTTGACAGAAGCCAATACTCACGTCGTTGGATTTCCATGCTGCGGATAGTTACCCAGCTTCTTTGGAACGTTTTCCAAGTAGCGGGGTCGGATCTAAGGGCGATACTACCCTTGTCGAGAAGAAGTACTTCAACGACGTAGTATCCATGATTAAATTTGGACTCTTCTCTGAGGGTGGTGTCGATGAAGTGGTTTCCGACGATTGGGGTTGCGTTGATTTTGACAAAATCTGAATCCTCTATTTGAGAGAAGTATACATCAAATACACAGTTACCCCAGGAAGCCGGTATGGACCATTCTACAGTCGCCTGCTTGTACCACTGTGGGTAGACCTTGACTTGGATAGCCGAAGCCCTCCTAGCCGTTGTAAGAGGCAACTGAGCGGTTTGGATTAAGAACCCTGGGGTGACTGAGAAGTTGAATGCCATGTTTAGGGCGTATTGTTTTTAAAGTACTCAGCTACTTTACGCGGAGTAGTGAGTTTGTGATGATCACCGGGATTGATTTTACCGAATCTACTTTCTATAGCTGCGACCAACTTTTTACCAGCTATTGTTGTAGCAGCCTTATTTTCACGGTTCTTAGGAAAGAAAGCATGATCTGGTTTCATACTTGAATCAAAATGTTTATGAGTTAAATCCATAATGATTTCAAGATTACCACCGCTAGCGATTTTTTCAAGATATTTGTTCATGACAGTATTTTAAAAGCAAAAGCCTCCCGAAGGAGGCCTTGTTTGGAACTGTGTTTGATTACCAAGTTGGCATAAGCGAGAGGTCGCTTCGTACTTCTCCCCAACCACTTTCCATGTTCAACTGAATCTTTAGCTTTGTAGCTGCTTCGGTAAACTGTTGCTGAAAACCTGCTGCTAGACTCTGATACAACTGCGAACGTTCTTCGATTGGAATCTGAAGCCCGCCGTCGCTGTAGTTCATAGTATTACGAGCTAGGAGCAACGCTTTACCGAGGTATGCATGCCAAAGAGTTCCCCACAGAAGAACTGATTTGGATGGGAAGTTTTGAATTCCTACTGCACCAATTGGCGGAATCGTATTAAACGAATCCACTGCTAGTGTCATAGAGAGTGAAATAAACGTGTCAGTCATTTCCTCACCTTCGATAAGGTAATTGTTGACAGCATAGTCTGACGTATACTCTCTTACTTCTTGCGGGGTGAGGATTTGATTAACGGACATTTATTTACTCTGCTGCAGCCTTACGACCACGCTTAGCCTTCTCTGTTTCTGCTACGCCATTTGCTTCTTCAGCGGTTTGACCGATCTGTGAAGCTGCTGCTTCTGATACTTTTTCTACTACATCGGTATTCTTGCCAATTGACTCTGAAGTTGCTGTGCTCTTCTTTTCCGGAGTCTTTGAAGCCTTCAGTTCTTCAGCCGTCATACCTTGATAACCTTCGTGCTCTACAACCAGTTCAGGTGCCTTGACTAGATCGCTGACATCAGGCTCTTCTGAGTGAACTTCTGCCCAACCACGATTTACTGCATCAAGAACATCTTGGTGTTCTAAATCTGATTCAAGAATCTTAACGAACGAGCCTTGCTTGATAGAGATATACCCTGCTTTCAGTACAAGACCGGTCGGAAGCTTATTGACCAGATAAAAATTTTTAAAAACTACTTTAGACATTTGCTAATCCTTTCTTAGATTCAAGTATTGTATTTCTGTCCGTACAGTTTGTCAATTTTTTCCATGATCTTACGATCTTGGTGCTGGAAGTACTTGTGTACTCCAAACATGCCTGTACCTACAGCTGCTGCTCCACCAACTCCGACCTTTACTCTTGTCTGGAATGTACGGCCAGCTTCTACTTGTGCTTTGCGTTTAGCACGAAGAGCTGTAAGTCCCGTATCCTCAGCCTCGCGCATTACACGAGCCTTAGTAGCCCATTCCTTTGCGCTCTTCCCCGACACTTGATCGATCATTTTGAGGGTCTTGGATAGGTATCTGTTAAAACTACCTGCCATGTTGGTTTCCTTTTAATTTACAAAGAGTATTTTAACAGAGATAGAGAAGTAATACATCAAGCTTCAGATTGGTATAAGGAGAGTAATAACAATAGAGGTTTATCGTGTTACTAGAAGAAGAAACTATGACCGAAGCAATTCTGGAGTTCTTGCGGATTTCCGAGCTATACCTCTTTGGAGGATATGATGAAAATAAGTGAGATGACCGATATCGTCAAGAGAGCACCGCTCCCAATACGGATGATGATAGACAGGTGGGGTGAAAAAGACCCGCTCATCAAAAAGCACGTAGTAGGATTGGACTATGCACTGACTAGCGGAATGAGTGATACTACGATACGAATTCTGATAGAAGACTTTCTTGACTACGTCGAGCGGAAGTACTTCATTGACAGAGACAAGACAAGAGCGAAGATCGTGATGTTCCTTGCTGACCACCGTAAAAAATAAGGAGAAAATAGTATGGCTGAAAAGAAACGCTCAGTGGCATTCCCGATCCTGGCTCTGCTGGCGATCATCGCTCTGCTATCACCGAGAGCTAAGAAGTAGTCTTCGGAGAAACAAAATGGATCAGGCCGATCAAGACGAAATACGGAGAATCGTATTTGGTGAAAATGAGGTACTGTATTCAAAGATCATAGCAGTGGCGGTTGTATCTGTAATTACAGCAGTGCTGGCCCTCATAGCTCTGAGGCAGCGCTAAAAAACGATGCACAGCCCAGCTAGTAACTGGGCTCTACCAAGGGGATTTCATGGCACCGCTGCTGTACACTATGTACGCTGTATCTGTTCTACTGACTGCGTACGTTCTTATAAAAGTAGCTCCGTGGAAGAAACTCTCGTTAGAAAAAATTATACCGAGAGTTGTATTCGTGGTACTCGTATCATTAATACCAGTAATAAATGTGTGTTTCATAAGTTTCATCCCGTTGGTCAGGGAAGTAGATCGTGCAGTGAAGCGAGAGAATTTCAAAACGGAAGATGAAGAACTTGAATTCGTTAGAATCTATATTACGACGAAAGTATCTAAACGGGTATTGGCCTTCTGCAGAAGAGTAGGTCTCAAAAGAGACTAAAGAATAGCCCCGTCAGTACGACGGGTTTTTTTAAATTCGTAAAGGACGAAGTGGTATAAGAAGTATAGAAACATAATACATATAATTTTACTAAGGAGTTTGACCAATGAAGACGCTCAATGGTATTACCTACGTCCAGCTTAAGACGCTCACGACTGCAGAACTCAATGCACTTTGCGCGGCGTATGCTGCAAGCCAAGTTTTCATAGCTATGGAGTCTAGTGGCTTTGCTGACGAAGGTGAGAGAGATTTTGCAGACAAGTTCATGCAAATTTTCACTCGCCGTGCAGAAGAGATGTTCAACGAAAAAGTCACCGATAAGGTGTATTTGATGATGAAGATTCTGTACGATACAGAAGAAAAGTTCGACATGGCAGCTGAAATGGCAGCTGAGATGGGTAACATCGCAATGATGACTCAGAAGATGCTGAAGCAGGTTCATCAAGATGTTCTAGCGATGCGCTAAAGAAAAAGCCCAGCTAACAACTGGGCTTTTTTTAGACTTTCAGAAATAAGAAAAGCCAGGATTTTACCCTGGCTTGTCTTTAGATGGGATCACCTCCTCTCGGAAGTTCTAACCACGCTGAGTGATTAGAAGTTTAGAACAACTGCACCATTTACGTTACCGATACCAGCACCTACAGCTTCGTAAGTATGGAACTCGATAATGTCTGCTTCGGTCTTCAGGAAGACTGTCGGAGCTTGAAGCTCATAGAACTGACCGAGGTAGTTCTGAGGAGCAAAAACGATTGCTTGGTTCGTCGGGAGGATGTTAGCCTTGTTCGTGGTGATGATCTTGTAACCGAAGAAGTTATCAAGAGTCGCTTCGCCTTGGAACAGTGCTGATGCTGCCGGTGAGCCTACGTCTGTTGCTGCAAAAGTCAGCAGGTCAGCGTACATTGATTGTGTCATAAGGATACAACCAACAGGTAGCTTGTTCAGAAGCATGAACTTGATACCAGCCATCAGGTTAGCCTTTGTAAAGCCACCAGCGATGGTGTGAACGTTGCTGTTTGCTGTAGCAATAGCGTTGATGTTTTGATAGAAGTTTACGTCTTCTTGTTCTTGAATATCCTTAACGCTGTTTTCTTGAAGGATAGTACGAATGTCGGTACGGTATGTAGCGAGTTCGAACTTGCTCTTACGGAAGTCAGCTGATTGGATCTTCTGGAATGTAACTGGGTAACGTTGTGTCTTCCAGTAACGGATTTCCGGACGGCCAAGGAAAGGAGCAGTAGCAGCTACTGAATCAGGTTCCTTTTCAACGATAACCGTTGGTTCTTCGGTCAGTTGGCGATCAAGCTCTGAAGCTGTGATTTGAACTGGCGTAAGAATCTTACGGGTAAAGCCGTCTTCACGAAGCTTCTGACGTACGAAAGCTGACATTGCAGCTGAAGCTTCTTTGGTGTGACCTTGGTCAATCTTGTCTAGGAAAGATTGATTCAGGAATTGTACGTTTACGGTTTCTGTGTTATATGCGCTCATTTTTATTTTCCTGTTACGCTACTTTGATTGTAATATGAGCAGTTTGCGTTGCACTTGCTGTAACAACGTCTAGCACAAAGCCGATAGTTGGATCAGTAGTACCGTTTGCGAGAGCAATTTGGCCGCTCTTAACAGTGATAGGTGAACCAGGAGCATATGCACCAGCGGCGTAGTTAGAGATACTTGCGAGGAAGTTACCCCAAAGAACAACTGCCTTACCTGAATATGCTGAAGAGCTGCTATCGCCGTTACCAACGATTACTAGGCCTACATTGTTTGAAGCTGTCGCGCCTGACTTGTTAACAGTGTTGTCGCTCTGCTTGGTAACCCAGTCACCATTTTGCAGAGTAGCAGCTGCTGTAATCGGCTCGACGCGTTCTAGAGAACCATCGTAGGGCCAGCCACGGATGATCTCTGCGTTACGTTCCATTAACATATTTATTTCCTTGTATATGTTTCTATTTTTAAAGGAACCGAGTAAAGACTATATCTACTCGGCTCAAAATTCTTTCACAACATTTCTATTTTAATGTGGAAAAATAGTAGTGTGGGAAATCGATTATTTTTAGCTAAAAAATTTAGCTCAGCATGAATTCAAGAAGGGGATCAGTCTTAGGACGAGCAAAGCCTACGCCATTACCCATTCCCCACGGTTCATCCATTGCAGATGCAACCTTCTGAAGAACTTCAGGAGAGACTCGTTGGAGTTGTTCCAGATCTTCTTGTGTGAACTGAGCGGCAGAAGCCAGCTTAGTGATTTGCTCAGGCATCTCTACAGGCACTTCTAGAGCCCTGTCGAGTGCGACTTGATGTTCGGTAGCCTGCTTCTCAATCTCAGCCTTCAGGCCTTCGATTTGGGCTTCTAGAGCATCAACGTATTCAGCTGTCTTGTGCAGAAGTTCAACCGTTGGATTTTCATCTACTTCAAGAACGAAGTTTGAAAGTTCAGCAACGTTAATGTTTGCTGCTTTAACAAGCTTTACAGCTTCTTCATGATCAACGCCCTTCATAGCTAGAGCTGACGTAGCCTCTTTTTCCATGATATGTTGAGCTACTTGATAACGAGCATCTGCATCGCTAAAACCAGCTTGCTTAAGATGTTCGATAGCAACAGCTTCGGGAGTTGCAAGACGAACTGTTTCAGCGTGGTCTTTGAGGATTGTTGATAGTTTAGTCATTTTGTTTACGTCTTTTCTCGATTACGCTCTTAGCGTGGTTGTGTCTGAAGTTATCAGCGTAAGCTATTCCCGGAATCATGCCTGCCGTACCTCCGACAACACCGCCTACAGCCCTACCTGCATTTTGAGTCTTCTGTTTAATCATGTCATGGGCATACACTGCAAAGCCTTTAGCTTCACGCTCTGGAGTTCTACCACCTGCCATAAGACTCTTATATGCCTCAGCACCAAATTTCTTTCCTTGCTTGGCTCCAATCTTGGCTCCGATTTTACCACCGAGAGTAGCTCCGCCATGATGCCCAAACCCAGCACCTAAGCCTATTGCTCCGATACCCAGAAGAGTTTTTCCAAAGTTTTTAAGACTAGATCTGCCAGCAGTAGCGTATTCTACATCGTAGTTAGCTTTTTCTCTTCCATGTAAAGTCTTTCTATATTCTTTGCTTGGAAATATGGAAGCAACTTTCTCTAAGTACTTATTGGACATGTTTGTTAATCTGTTTATTTAGTTTAACACCAGCATAGTCTGCTGCTAAACCAGCTGCTCCACTTAACGCCATAATTTTAGCGTTGTGAAGTTTGGCACCTTGCCCGAATACCTTAGGCATAGAGTTCATCAGCTTATGAGCACCAAAGCCTGTAGCTGTGCCCAAACCAGCGATTACGCCAGTGTTGACCAGCTCTTGTTTATGTGTTAAATCCTGCGCAGCTTTATACAACGCTCTGGTAAAGAGAGTCTTAGCTCCCCGTATCAGTTTTGAACCAGGTGCCGTAATAGGCGCTGGTTCTTTTACTTTCCCTAGGCTTACATCTTTCTTGACAATCATACCAGCCGATTTGATGCGACCTTGAGTGTCCATGTCAAAATTAAGACTAGCGATTTTTTCAAGATATTTGTTCATAGTTACCTAATAAAAAACCCCTCTACATCGAGGATACAGAGGGGTTCTTACTTTATAAAATCAAGCTAGTTAGTCTGCTTTAGATTTATGTTTCTTGTCTGCTAGAGCACCTTTGATTGCCGAATATGCTTTTCCGCCAAGGTATCCACCGCCGACAGATCCTGCAACAAGTCCTGGAAGTCCAGCTGCATGAACACCTGCTACTGCACCTGCAGTACCGGTTACGAATCCTGATAAGGTACCACCTACTTTATCACCTTTCTTGGATCCAGCATAACCACTTAGTGCACTAAGAAGAGCTTCTTTTTCTAACTCAGAAGCCTTCTTTTCTACTAGATCAACTGCATTTTCAAAATCCAGACCTGAGTCTACCAGAAGACTTACTGCAGCTTGTTTTTCTTGGTTTTTGTTCTTTTGTACTGCGGCGCCAACACCTAGACCTAAGACTCCTGCGCCAGTGGCCGCTGCTGCGACCCTAGCCTTATTCAGTGTGCGTGGAGCACCCATAACATTCTTGGGACCCCCACCTGAGCCTGGAATACGTGTGACTTTTTGAGCTAACGAAGTGCCTGGAACTTTACCCGCTAGTTGCAGGACACCCGCTTCTTTCGTTAGCCCAGCTTTTTTACCAAGTTTACTGCGGTGTCAAAATCGAAGCCAGCTTCGATGAAGTGTGACAGTGCAGCTTGCTTAACTTGTGAAGCTTCTTCACGTTCGATTTCTTCAGCAGCTTCCTTGACCATGTTTACTGCATCGTCAAATTCAAAGCCTTGCTCAACGAGTGATGAAACTGCAGCAGCCTTTTCTTGACCAGCCGTTACCCAACCACCAGTTTGAACTTGGTTAGGAGCTTGTGCACCGATTTGTGCGCCTTCATCCTTAGCAATGCCAGGAGCAGGATTTTGATCAACTGGAGCAGCTCCACGAGCCATTGCGTCAGCAACGATTGCGTCGAAGATTTGGTTGATTGTACCACCATTACCCTTGCCGTCTGTGCCGGGTTGGTTCTGGATGATAGCATCTTGTTCAGCTACTTGAGCTGCAAGATCTTGTTGTGTCTTGTTCGGTACAGCATTACCAATACCGTTAACGGTATTTTGGTCACCTACTGAAGCCAGCTTTTCAAGAAGAGCTTCGGCTAGTGCCTTGCCTGCGTCAGCAGCTTGTTTGTTCATAGTATCCTCTGGTTTAACTTGATCAAGTTTAATGGATGCAACTTTTTGCATTACTTCTTTTGCTAAGTCAGCGCCTTTAGCCGCAGCTTCTTTGACACGTTCATCAGCATCGTTCTTCTCTTTGGCGTCCTTGACTTCTTCCTTAGCTTCCTTTACATCTTTGTCAGCTTTGTCGATAGCCTTTTCTGCCTTATCTTCATCTTTCTTTTCTTCTTTCTCTGTATCTTCACTAGCTACTTTATGGAGGCCAGCTTCTTTTTGCAGATCATTAAGAAGACCGTCTAGAGTGAAACTCATCATGACTAATATCCTTTTTTAATAGGGCTACGTTGAATTGTAGCCTTTCGAAAATCTTAGGTCAATTCTTTTTCTTCTGAACCAACTTAACCATCGCTGTTTTGGCGAGTTTGTAAGTCAGCTTATAGTCAGAAGCAGATTTAACTAAAACTATTTTAACACCATCTGAAGCCTTGTTCAATTCTTGCTCTTTCATTTTCCGCTCTATTGCTTGGGTAATGTACCACTTAGCAGCTAGAGCAGCTCCGCCGATAGCAGCAATGGCAGTAAGCATCTTCATCAAACTTGACTTATTCCCTTCTTCTGACTTGAGATTCTGTTCACGGAACTTTTCGTAAATCGTAGGTTCGATGTGAGGACCGTTGCCGACAAAGCCAACATTAGTACCCTGTACATAACCGTAAGTCGAAGCCTGTTTGTTCAGCGATACACGTTCCTCAACATACTGTGGAAGATACGAGGCATCCTGCATATGAGGAAGCATAGCATGAACGATACCGATGTTGGGTTCTGTAATTTCACCGAAATCACGGTCGAATTCGGGAATAGCAGTAAGACCAACCTTATCAAAATATGCAGCAGCCATTGGGCCAATGCCGCGCCCTTCTTCACCCATCAATTTTCTAGCAATCAGTTCAGCGAGAAAACCAATCGAAGGGCTAATGCCAAGATGAGCAAAGGTACTAAAAGTCTCATTAAGCTTATAATTTCGAAGAACATCGATAACCGATCCTTGCGGATCACTAACTCGTGATACAAGATTATCAAGATTAGAATCGATAGATACAACATCGCCATCAATCTCCTTCGTTAATTCTGAAAGCTTTTTAAGAGTAGCACTCTTCTGTAACGGAAGGTCATTTAGACCAGCCATTAGCGCCTCATCCACTGAACCAATCACTTCGCTTTCAGATGCTACTTTCTGTAGAACTGCGCTAGTTACGTCTGCTGGACGAAATACAATAGAGATGTCGAAGAATCGCAATGGAGCCAAGTTAAGCGCCATTACCTTACGACCATCAGGGAAAACCTTACCCAACTGTTCGCTTAGATGCTCACAATACTCTTCACGGGTACGAGCTTTGTTACCACAAATTGAACAAACATCGAAAGGTGTACGGCAAGCCATTGAAGTCTTTGGCCAGTCACCGCTTTCGATACGATCAACGATGTCTGGAGCCTTGTCGTTCCAAAGCTCAGCGATAAGCTCAACGCGGTGCATTCTGTCGTTGTAGACAGAGTACACAACTTGACCAATAGCGATTTCGGGATTTTTGTTTACGTGGTTTCTGAAAATATGGGCAGGAGCAGTCTCAAAGGTATTGTGGTAATCAATGAGGCTACTTTCTGGGAAGTAGTCAGCATTACGGTTTGCACCATAAAACTCTCCAGCACCCATAGCTAGAATGTGAAGATACGTCTTGCCCTGAATGGGCGTTAGTTTAGAAGCGAATTCTTGAATGCGAGAATCCGTAGCCTGCTTAATAAGACTGCCTGTAAGATCTTTGGGATCGAGAATAGTTACCTGTGGTTCTTCACGGTAAAAAGAAGACGTATCGATTAGTTTAGTTAGCATAGTTCTATTTTACAGGCGAATCTTTATTTTGACTCTTTCTTCGGATGCCACTTGTCCATAATTTTCTTGGCAAGATATGCACCGGCTACTGGGATTGCAGCCCCAACAGCATAAGAGCCCATTTGCGAAGGTAGAAGCTTGCGTACATACTTATTAGCAGCGGCAGCTCCCTTGTGGGCTTTAATTCCTTTGTATGCATGGTAATTAGCAGCAGCTTCTTCTCTTAAAGTTAGTGCGCCAGGAATAGCTGCAACGGCTGGAGCGTAATCACGAGTCTTGTCATTTGAAAGAGCTGCAATGGTAGCAACACTACTTACTCCGGGCATTTTGGCAATTGGAGCCAACGCTTTAAGCTTTCCGTAACTTTGGAAGTCTTTGGCGTGGCCAAGTTCATGCATTAGAACGTCAGCGTTCTTAACAGTCTTTCCACCATTTCTTAATCCTACTACAAAGTCTTTTTGAGCACCTACCCCTCTGGTACGTAGAAACGCAGGTCCAGGAGCGTCATTACTAGCTAAGTGTTTATAAATCTTTCCCAAAGGATTCTTTGAAAAAGTCATTTTATCTACATTGTGCTTTCTAGTATTGAAAGTAGTGGTTTTATGTAAACCATTATCTTTCATAAACTTTCTAAGGGTGTGGTGATCTGCTCCAGAATCGCTGTGAGAAGCTGATATTGCAGATACAACTTTTCTAGATACTGCATGCTGTAGGGCACCACCGGCTACTCCCGCAGAAAAGCCTCCAAGCAAGGAGGCTCCTACTGCTGAAACAACTTTAGACTTATCTTTGTTCTTGTCTGATGCTATTTTTTCTAAATACTTATTTTGCATTTTGGTCAGGGACTAATTTCAGATTTACGGTTACCTTAGGCTTTTTCCTAAGAGCCTCTGAAATACCCTTAAGCTCGTTCAGCGATTGCGCCTCAAGTACGCCACGTTTTTTATTGTCAAGCTTATTCTCTAGGCTATTACTATAATTAGCAGCGCCTAGAGAGAGACCGGCAGCAGACATACCCAGACCAACTTTAGAAGTTGTTGAGCTTCGTTTCCAGCCCTTCGCAAAACTTTTGCCGAAACCAGTTATGGATTCAGCTACAGCTTTTGCGGATGCGATTTTCTCTAGGTACTTATTCATATTTATAGGAACGACTTAGGTGAGAACGAACTGTTATCTTTCCAACGACCTTCTAGATCTGTAAGACTCTTGATAGTCATAATATCAATGCCGTCACCATGAACTGCGTTGGTAAGAACAGATTGTAGCAGATTAGGATCAGTTGCAACCATAGGTGCAAACTTATAGATTGTATCTGCGTAATGCTCTACCTTAGAACGCTCAGCGGTCTGAAGGATATGAGAGTTTGAAATAGCTTGTAGAAGAGCCTTCTTAAAGCGATTATAGCGAAATTGATCTACTACGCTCTTCGCTGCACCTGAAAACATCCAAAGACCTGTACCTACTGCAAGTCCACCTGCTGATTTACCAGCTTGTTCCAGAAAGCCCTTTGCAACGCTTTCGCCTGGACCCATAACACGGGATTGAGCAGCATTAGCTTGTTTTTCAACTTCTTCAGCAGCTTCTTTTTCAAGCATTACATGCGTAACAAAACCGGCTAGAAATTCATCAGCCAGTTTTTCGTCTCCAGCAAACTTCTCAAGACCCATTTGCTTAACTTCATTTAACATTTTATGTTGTTCCTTTATTCAATCTTTATTAATCACGCTGGAGAGCGCTCCAGACATCGTTACTTCTACCGGTTGTCTTGTCTACACCTGGATCATAGAAAGCTGCATCAGCTATAGGACCAGCAGCATTAAACAAAGACTTACCAGCGCTTACTGTAGTCTTACCGATAGCCTTTGCTGTATTTTTTATGGTGGGTTTACCAAGTGCTGAAAGATTGTCTTTAACAGACTTATTAACAGCTCCGCCTACTGCCTTTGCTACTCTCATCGGAGAAGATGCTACAGTACCGATTATCTTACCTGCTGCGTATGCCGGGTTAGCTTTTTGAGCAGTAACCTTAGCAGAAGCTGCAGCTCCGTTCATGGCCCTAGTGAACATGTTTGATTTTACACCTTGCGCAGCATCAGCAGCGCGTTTCTGAAGACCAGAACGCTCACGTTGTTCACGAACAAGTTCACGAGCTTGTTTGTACAGATCTGCAAAAGCATTTACTTCTTTAAGCTGAGCTGATTTAAATAGACCTAGCTCACCAATATCACGATACGCTTTAACTTCGCCAGAAACGAGGACAGAAAGCTCTGAGAACGTTTGTTCTTCTGTGACACATGCCAGCTTATCCATCCATGCATCATCCTTGCTAAGAGCCTTTGCGGCCTTCACAAGCGTATCTGCTAAAACGATAGCATCAATCTCTAGGCGATCAAGAGCTTCTTTGTTAGCTGCTGCTGACTTTATAAGATATGTGAGCTTCTCTGCTTCTACTAATTCTAGTTCGTGGCTTGAAGCTTCTTTCTCAAGATTTGCTTGAAGCTCTTCTGCTTTTACTTGTGCTACTTTTTCTTGAAAACCTTCAGGAATCGTAGCTGCTGACATTACTTCAGCAAACTTAGCTAGGGGGAATTCTACTGTGCGGTCTTCTGCATGTTGAAGAACCTTCAAATAAGCAATGTTATTCGTTGATTCAACAGCACGCTTCACTTGTTCTACATTCAGTTCGTAAGCGGCTGCTTGTTTAGCAAGGCCCTTGCTCAGAGGAACTTTATTGTTCAGGAAATCTTCAACTGCTTGAACTGAGATATCCCGAATAAGTTCAGGGGTTACGTTTGCCATTCTTGGCTCCATTCTGTGACTTTATTTTAACCTTGGCTGACAAGGATATAAAAGGCTTCTTGGGATGCTTAATAGCCTTTTGACCTTTACGCATCGTAAGCTGACCCTTCTTTTTAGACGCTATTTTTTCTAGGTATATGTTCATAATTAGTCGTTACTATCTGAGTCAACCTTATATAGGTCGCCATTCAATTCAGCCATACTGAAACCTTCCAAGCTATCAAACCCTTCAAAGTCAGGTACAACCTCACGAATAGCGATCTCAAGGTCTTTCTTAGCAGCGCCAGCATCGGTAGTCCAAATCTTCAACAGACGCGCAATGTCCATTGATAGCTTCGTCCACTTAGTTGCTTCACGGCTTGACTCTGATGCATTCTGGCTGAACATGGCTTCACGGCTCTTATAGACACATGTCGTAAAGAGATCGACTAGACCTTCAACCGGAGAAATTGTTACTTGTTTGCCCATTCTCCAAGAGATGAAAGGCAAACCTTGACTAAGTGCCCATGTTTTCAGGGCAGCTTCTGTTTTGTCACGCACATCCAAGAGTTCCATCTTGCTTAGTTTATCCAGTTCCATAACATCGTAAAAGATGTCGTTGTACATCTGGATAACATCCGCTGGAATTTCAAGGATGTGGGAAATAGCGTTTACGTCGTTGCTACAAAGCAAACTAGCTTCGACGTAACCTTTTTTGAGTTTCGATTCTTTTAAAGGTATGGCTTTCAGATAGGCGGTACGTTCAGGGCAATCCACTTCAGATAATAGGATATCTACTAGTGGATCAACGCCCCGAACATTGTTACGGATGTGTAATTCTCTCTGATTAACGCGCATATCTTCATGTTTACTCTTTTACCGACATTTGTTTGCCGGGTGCTTCCGTATCAATAGAATCACTGACAGCAGCCATTTCTTTCAGCTTAATGAAATTGTCACCAAGCAGACGGTACACAGTCTTAAGCGAAGCTAGGAAAGCGTATACTTGATCGGCATCATTTGCTTCAGCAAGGCGGCTAATATGAACACGAGCCATGAACAGAGTACGACCAAGCTTATCGATTGCTTCTTCAATGTCTGGCAGATATTCATTGATCAGCTCAAACATATCAGGAGCTTGAAGAAGTTCAGAAATAATCGTCGCTTCCGTTACCTGTGCATCACCAGCCTTAAGAGATTCTTGAACGTTAGGAATCATGTTTCCGTTTGGCTTGTAAGCCCCGTTCATCGTAACTTCATCTGGTTCAATGCCAGTTAGGTCTTCTTCACCATAACTAGGAATCTTGCCATCGTCTGAATCTGTTGTGAAGCCAGCGCGCTTAGTCATGTAGACCTTTGCAAACTTAACTTCCTTAGCCTGTTTTACAAATGATGCTGCATGTTCAGGATCAATACCTTCACCTACGACTAGACGCTTCATTACGTCAGCTTCGGCACCAGCAGTCTTACCATTGATAGCAAATTCAATACCATCGTAGCCAATATTCATTTCTTCACCAAGCCACTGAATATCAGTCAGCTTACGCTTGTGTGATGCTGCATTGACGTTTACTTCTAGCTCACCGGTAATGTCTCTACGCAGTTTGAGAATAACTGAATTATGCGGAATATAGATCTCATGCTTTGAGCCCTTTCCACAAATACTGATTTCACCTGCAAGATTACGATAACCATATACTGTTACTGCACCATATCCTGTTTGATATGATGAGCCAGTTGCTTCTACTCCGAGGCTGCTAAGAGCTACACGGTTAATAGAAATCGGACCCAGGAATCTACCTGAGTTAAGCACGATTACGATTTTATCACCAGATTCTACATCTTTCAACATTACTGGTGGATTATATTGGAAAAGAGTCTTTAGGACTTCTTTTCTGTCAAGGTTGTCGCCTACCGTAATAAAGCTACCTGAAAGCGCATAGTCGCCTGATGTAAAAATTGCAAGAGATGAAGTAGGATCCTCATAGCTACGACCGTAGCTCGTGCTCACACCTCTTGGGCTAGAACCCACAGTATACATTTTCGGAACGTACGCATCACGAGACGAGCCATTAGTAAGCATAATTTCAAAATCTTTATCTCCGTCAAGATTTGTGATGTTACGGAAGGTCCCTGAAGAATTGAAATCATGGATACATACAGCCACGCGTGAAGAAGGTTGCTCACCAGAGATATGATAACCGTCGTTCAGGATTGAGGAGATCTGATCTGGGGTCATGCTTGGGTTTGCATCTGTTACTACTGAGATCGGAACCTCGTTAGTAGCAGCAGCCATACTTTCCGGCTTTTTCTTTAGAACATCAAAGATCGCCTTCAGTCCATACATCTGATCGAGCGAGTCGTATACTGACTTTTCTGCTGCGATCTTTTCCATAGTAACCTGCTTTAGATAGTCAGGCATACTGGCTAGAAACTCAGTCAGACGACTGGTACTAGCAT